TATGAACTTGAGGTTTTGAAGGGTGCTGAAAACTTGTTAAATAACATTGATTATGTTTATACTGAAATCAATGTTGCTGAGGTCTATGCAAATGCTCCTCATGTCGATGAGCTAGATAAATTTTTATCAACATACGGATTCTCCAGAGTAGAGACTGATCTATCGGGAACAACTTGGGGAGACGCTTTCTATATTAAGGAGAAATGAAATGTCTAATTACAACGTATCAAAAACATGCCAGGTAAATGATCTGGATACTATTTTAACCAGGTATTTTGGTTATCCTTCTGAAGGATTCTTTGTTGAGGTTGGCGCTTTTGATGGAGAATCGTTTTCAAATACCTCTTGTCTTGCTGATCATGGTTGGGGTGGTATCTATGTCGAACCCGTAGAGGAACATTATGATGCTTGTTTGCGTCGTCATGAAAAGAATGAGGAGATTGCAGTTGTTCAGTGTGCTGTAGGTTCTGAAGATAAGACTATTGATCTTTATGTTGGTGGTCCGTTGACTACTTCTGACCCCGAACAAGTCAAACGATACTCTGAGATTGATTGGGCTCAGCACATTCCTTTCTCAAAGAGAGAGAAGATTGAGCAAGTAACTCTTGATAGTCTTCTTGATTACTTTGATATTGAACCTGGTCAGATTGATATCTTGACGGTTGATGTTGAAGGAAGAGAAGCAGATGTTTTTGAAGGATTTACTCTTAATGAGTGGAATCCTAAGATGATGATTGTGGAGTTAGAGGATGAGCATGAATCATTCCAAAAATATCCGGATCATGTTGCAGTTCATAAGGCACTTAGAGATAAAATTCTTGCTTCAGGGTATGTAGAAATTTACAAAGATCATATCAATACTATTTTTGTTCAGCAGCACTACCACGAGGATGTCCAAAAAGCTTGGGAGTCTCAAGAGAAAGTAGATCTACAAACATCATGAAAATATGTATCTTAACTATCGCTACAAATAAGTATATTCATTTTGTTCAGGAACTCTACGATAATATCGAAGAGTTTTTTCTCCCTGGACATGATAAAACTTGCCTCTTGTTCACTGATCATGAATTAGAAGAAGTGTCCGACAATGTTAGAGTTCATACGATTGATCATGAACCATGGCCAATGCCGACATTGAAAAGATACAACTACTTCATGAAAGAAAAGGATTTTATTCTTGAGCATGATTATTGTTTTTACTTTGATGTAGACATGGCGATCGACAATATCGTTGGTGATGAGATTCTTGGTGATCTTGTAGCAACAAATCATTTCTATCAGTCTCGTATGGATGATGCATCCAAGTCTTTTGATAGAAATTCTGAGTCTCTCGCTTATGTTTCTTATGGCGAAAAGGTAAGGTCTTATTATGCAGGGGGATTTAACGGTGGAAAGACTGAAGTCTTTATGACTATGGCTAAGACAATTGCTCATCGTGTTAATAGAGATCTTGAGAATGGAACCATTGCAACCTGGCATGATGAGTCTCATATGAATCGATATATGATCGACCATCCACCAACTCTACCTTTATCGTATGAGTATTGTTATCCTGAACCAGAGTTAGGTAGACATCCTAACGATAATCCAAAAATTATTGCATTGTTGAAAAATCATGGCGAACTTAGATCTTAGAGAAATCCCAGCAATTTATATCAATTTAGATTCTGATACCGAAAGAAATGAGAGAATGCAATCCATGCTCACGGAGTTTGGATTTAAGAATATCATTCGCTTATCTGCTACTAGAATGGATGATAGGTTAGCTGCGTGTTCTCAGTCGCATTACAATGCACTGAAAGAGGTAGATTCTCCCTTTATTGTATTCGAGGATGATTGTTTAATTAAGAACTTGAATCCTATAATAAATATCCCCGATGATTCGGATGCAGTTTATCTTGGTATCTCTTCATGGGGTAGACAAAATGGTCACTCTGGACCTTGTGTATTCTATGAAGAAGTGTTAGACTCTCCTGGTATACTGCGTGTGTACAATATGCTAGGAGCACATGCAATTTTATATCTGTCCAAAGAATATGTGAGTTTATGCTCTAAGATTTCTAATTGGTATTGTAGAGAAGCATATCATCAAGATATTGGATTTGCTGAAGTACAAAAGTATTACAATGTATATGCTTTTGATGATCCAATTTTTTATCAAACTAGTTCAAATGGAACTGATCAAAAGTTAAGTTCTTATCCTAGTATTGAATTTGTTCAGTACGACAAACGTTTTTGGAAACCCGTGGGAGTGTAAAATGCCGCATAGTTTAGTTACTGGAGGGGCAGGATTTATTGGATCAAATCTTGTAGATACCCTTTTAGAAAAAGGACATAGTGTAACTTGTGTCGATAATGAGCATTCTGATGCTCATGATGAATTTTATTGGAACCCCAAAGCATGGAATGTTAAGGGAGATATCCGAAACTATAATCTCATGAGAGAACTCATGGATGGGGTTGATTATGTTTTTCATTTGGCTGCAGAGGCACGTATTCAACCTGCTATCATAAATCCAATTGAAGCAGTAAGTATTAATTGTGTTGGTACTACTACTATTCTTCAAACTGCAAGAGAAGCAGGTGTTAAAATAGTAATGTATTCTTCCACGTCTTCTGGATATGGTATGAATACTCCTCCTAATGTTGAGACACAGATAGATGATTGTTTGAATCCTTATTCAGTTTCAAAGGTTACTGGAGAAAAGTTGTGTAAGATGTATACAGACTTGTATGGTCTTCCTACAGTTGCTTTTCGGTACTTCAATGTATATGGTGAAAGACAACCTCTAAGGGGTCAGTATGCCCCTGTAATAGGCATCTTCTTACGCCAGAAAGCAGCAGGAGAAAAACTAACTATTGTTGGTGATGGAGAGCAGCGTAGAGACTTTACGCATGTTAGTGATGTCGTTCAGGCAAACTTCCTTGCCGCAACTACTGAGGTAGACTCTGAGGCATTTGGTGAGGTTTACAATATTGGTACAGGAGTTAATTATTCTGTTAATGAAATTGCAAAAATTATTGATTGTCCCACCACTAATATTGCTCCTCGTCCTGGTGAAGCTAGGATAAGTCTTGCTAACAATCAAAAGATGCGTAATACTTTTGGTTGGGCTCCTATTGTTAAACTAGAAGAATGGATTGGAACATATGGACAAAAACAAATCTGCGTTTAAGTTAGACGGTTTCGGTCCTGTATACTGTATTAATCTTGATGGTCAACCAGAGAGATGGGAATACATGGAGAAACAGTTTAACTATTGGGAAGTTAAAAACTATGAACGCATCTCTGCATATGATGGTAGAGATGATGACCTGAGTGATATAATCTACGGAAGATATCCTGAAATGGTATCTTCTGGAGAGATCGGATGTATTACATCTCACTTGAAAGCTATTAAGCATTGGTATGAAACATCCGATTCTCCTTACGCGGTCATCATGGAAGATGACTGTAAATTAGATCTTGTGAAGTATTGGAACTTTACATGGAGAGACTTCTATAGTAAAGTCCCTTATGATTGGGACGTTATTCAACTCGCAATCATTTCTACTGGTGATATTCATGTCGGTCTTCACAAAAGATTTGTAAATGATTTCTCCACTGCCTGTTACATTATTAATAGGCATCATGCAGAGAAGATTCTTAGACTTCACTGTAAGAAGGGTAAGTATAAATTAGACAATGGAGTCAAACCACGTCCAGTTGCCGATGATATGATTTACAATTCAGGAAATACATTCAGTATTCCTATTCTTTTGTATCATATTCCACTTGGTTCTTCTATTCATCCAGATCATATTGACGCATTTCACAAGAATAGTCATGATGGTATCTGGAACTTCTGGAGTCAAAATGGTGCGAGCCTTGACTTAACTGCTCTGATGAACTACAATCCTTATGTTGGTCGGGTGTCCGAACCCACCCCACCAAAGCAGAGCTCCTAAACTTTGCTAAATAATAAACCTTTTGCTTTGCAATAGGTATATTTAACTACGGGACTGTCGGGTCCCTATCCATCTGCGGGTATTCATTCCGCAAGTAACTAAAGGTAATTCAAATGATTAAATCTGTATTCGCAGCATCCGCTGCTCTTTTCGCTTCTGCTGGCGCTGCCCTTGCAGGTCCCTATGTTAATGTCGAAGCCAATGCTGGTTGGACCGGATCTGAGTATGGCGGAGCCGCCACAGATCTGCACGTAGGTTATGAAGGTGCTCTGGGTGAGTCCTCTTCGTACTACGTCCAAGGAGGCGCTACTGTGTTGACTCCTGACGGTGGCGACAGCGATACCGTTCCTTCTGGTAAAGCAGGTCTTGGACTCGCCGTAACTGACGCTCTGGGCGCATACGGTGAAGTCTCCTTCGTTGGTAGTGGTGACGAGGACATCGATCGCGGCTATGGTGCTAAACTGGGTGTGAAGTACAGCTTCTGATATTCAATATAGACACGTAAATATCTAGATGTTATACTGGGGGTGCGACGGCATCCCCATTTTTTATGAAAAATTATTTTATAAAACTCATTACCCATCCTGCCTTCCACTATAATCTGATTACTATCTCATTACTTGTTCTTATAGGGATGCTTCATAACCATGCTCACTACTCTATGGAAGTAGATCCTGACTCGTATGTCCTGCAGTGGTGCAGTAAGCATCCAAAGAAATGCACTTACAACCGTGACTGGTAGGTGTTGACGAAACTTTATATTTCCTATATAATATGTAAAGAAACATTACGGAGTGTATCGTGACTGTAACAACCAATGATCGTGGACAACAGAATCTGTTCGCTAAAGAACCAACGATGTATGTCTCACAGACCGACGCAGAGCGTTATGGTTATGAATCCTACGCTGAAAAGGCAGAGAAACTAAATGGACGCACTGCTATGCTTGGATTTGTTGCTGCTGTTATTTCTTATACTACTTCCGGTAGTGTATTTTTCTTTGGTGTCTTCGGATTCTGATGACTGAGATTATTTTCACCGTTACGACGGTTGCTTTTTTCTGTCTGCTCGGTTATACTGTGGAACAACTTTCAGAAACCTACTGATGGAACCCTCTTTACTTGAAATTCTGACGTATTATGTGATTGGAGGAGCCCTGCTTATCGGTGCTCCAGGGGTATTTTTCTTTATTGCCTTTATGCCTGCCTTGCAGAATACTAAAGGACGAATGGTTGGTTACGGTGATCACAAACAGTATGGTGATATTTCATCTTACGAGAACTCACCAACAGATCAAAGTAAATTCTACCTAACACTAGGAGAATAGATAGGGGAATAGTTATAAGCAATATGTCTAATCCCAATCAACTCTATGAAGACATGGAGAAACTGAATGCCCTATACGAAGAACTCTGCTGGGCACATGATGATGAACTAGTATTCACTCATGAAAATGGTAGAGTCATTATTTACAACAAAACACAGGAACTAGAACAATGAACGAAAACGCAGAACGCATCAATGGTTGGGCAGCAATGATCGGAGTCATTGCCGCAATGGGTAGTTATGCAACAACAGGACAAATCATCCCAGGTATCTGGTGATGGGATTTATAGTAGCAGCATTGCTGATGCTAATTCCTATTGGAGCAGCAGCGAGAGAACTATGAATTTAGAATGGGCACAAACAGTTATTTTTCTATTGACGCCATTCTTTTTTATGCTATTATTAGTAGATACAAATGAAGATGATGATGGACCACCAGATGGGGGATTGATGACTCCGGTAGCAAATCCCGTATAGTAATGATAATATAAATATTATCATCTCATAATCCATCTGAGAACAGCCAAGAGAGATTCATTGATCATTTCATTACATTATTATGGTGAATCTCTTGTTGGATAAATCCCTACTAGCATGGCGCTCACCAGAAATGAGTTAATCAAGGTCGTTGTTGCAGACGCAATGGTAAACTGTGAATCTCCTGATTACTCCGAAAAACTTAAGAAGATGTATCATAAATGGGAACACGCTTCCAGTGAAGATCTTTGTACCGAATACAACAGAATACTAAAGTGTAATCTATCTGTGGATATACTTAATCCATAAATATCTAAGCGTTACTCTTTACTTATGGATAATCCAAAGAAAGAGGAAACCAAAAAGGAAAACAAATTTGAGTGGGCTGATGAAGGGGTATCTACCCTGGTGAGAGTTATTATTTTGGGTTGGTCAGCAGCAATTCTGACCCTTAATTATGTAACTGTTCCTGGTATTCCTCAAAAAAATATTGATCCAACTTTTATCGCCAGTGTATTCACTGGAACCTTGGCTACTTTCGGGGTTATGCCTTCTAAGAAGAAGGACGAAAAAGAGGATAAACCAAAGATTCAATGTACAAAAGAAAAAGTTGATGATTAGTTAAAAACTAATTGTGCAAAGAACCACTCTTAGGAGTGGTTTTTTTTTGACTAAGTTAGGAAGTCATAACAAATTTTTGCTATAATGAAAATTTGCTTAGTAGTGCTATCATAGATAATGTAGTTGAATAACTCTATATGAAATTTGTATTTGCGTTTCTAGCAACGTTATTTCTCGCTGCTCCTGCATGGGCAGTAGATGTATCAATGGGTGCTAATGGCAACCTAGCATTCTCCCCGAATGAGATCACAATCTCTGCTGGTGATACAGTTCACTTCATCAATGAATCACTACCTCCTCATAATATTATTGTAGAAGGTCGTGCAGATCTTTCTAGAGAAGCATTACTGTTTGCTCCTGGTGAGTCACAAGATGTTGTATTTGCGGACAAAGGAGACTATAATTTCTTTTGTGGTCCTCATCAGGGCGCAGGTATGACTGGCGTAGTTCATGTTGAGTAATGATTACATAACCAAAGAACAAGCACAGGAGATGATTGACGATGCAATACGAAAGCATAATCGTAACGCTGGAATTATCAGTATGTGTGTTGGTTGGGTTGTTCTCGCACTTTTTGCTGAGGGTTTACTTCGACTCATCGGAGTTATAGATCCTATATTTCCATGGTTGAAGATAACGTTATGATGAGTGGTTTATTTGTTTTTGGATTTGTTACACTGATGGTTATTACCATGGAAACAACATGGTCTGTAAAAAATAAAGGAAAATTAAAATGAAAGTTGGATTGATTGGTTTAGGTCGTACTGGTGAAGGTATGGCTCGTCGTATGATCGAAAAAGGAATTGAAGTCTGGGGTTACAGTAGTACTAACTACGAGAATGCCTGTGGACAGTATGAAGCGGGATATATTAGTGGGTGTGTAACTTCACTAGAGTATCTTGTTCAAGCAGTTAAATCTGATGCTAAGAAGTTTACTAGTGCAGGAAGAATTCCTGGTATCTTTCAGATTACACTCCCAGAGGAAAAGGCAGAAGACATTCTTGATGAATTGCTACCTTTACTTGAGGAGGGTGATATTATTATTGATCACAGTACCACAGACATAGGAAAATGTCAGGAATTGGAACTGTACTGTTCTAAGCTAGGTATCTTATATATTTTCTCTGGGGTATATGGAGCACATGTTGCTATTGATGCTTGTTCTAAAATTTTCCAATCACTATCACCAGGTAATGTTATCTAATGCCACATGAATTCGATCCATGCGAAGCACCTGTAGAAGGTGAAGTTGATAAATGGGGGTTTACAATTAAACCATCTATTAGTAATGATGAATTGATTCTTAGATGTTTAAGAAACGCTCCATGTGGATCTGATAGGAAACAAGCAATGAAACTAATTAAAATTTACGAGGATAAAGTTCGAGTAGAACAATTGGTTAAACTTTACGAGGATAAAATTAAATGACTTTAGCACATGTCCTACTTTTCGGATCATTACCCTTTGTATGTGCCACCATTTATTTCGGGCTACGAAAAGGTGAAAATAACTATTATGAAACCGACGCCTACTCAGGAAATGGAACAGCGCATTAGAATGAGATTTGCTTTTGCAATGTCCTCATTTGGTAGAATGTTTTTACCTCATGGCATAACACCAGAAATGAGAGAATTATGTAATGAATGGTCTAGAATTGAAGAGCAACCACCTCAAGGTGATTTGTATCAAGTTGATAGATACTTTATAAAATTATGGAAGAATCGAAATGAACTTTAAGAAAAAAAATAAATATACCAGTGAGGTATATTCATGAAAGTAATTGTTGAAGGAAAAGTAAAAACAGTATATCAAGGTGACGATGCTGATCGTGTTATTATTGAGTATCACGATAAGGTAACAGCTGGTAACGGTGAGATGGTTGATCATCCTTTAGGAAAAGGATCCCTCTGCTGTAGTATCTCATCTATTATTTTCGAGAAACTTTCTAAAGAACTTATCCCCAATCACTACATTAATATGGTTGGTGCGAACAAGATGGTATGTAGGAAGGTAGACATCGTTCCCCTAGAAGTTATCTGTCGCAACCGTGCTGCTGGATCTATTGTTAGAGAGACAACTCTTCAGGAAGGTGCGCCACTACCACATCCTATTGTTGAATTCTTCCTGAAGGATGATAGTAAGCATGATCCTTTGCTTACACCTGATCGTGTAAAATTAATGGGATATAATCCAGAACCTTTTATTGAGATGACTCTACAGATTAATGATTACCTCCGTCAGATGTTCTACATCATGGGTATCGATCTTGTAGATTTTAAAGTTGAGTATGGTTACGATGCTCACGGTGATTTGTATCTTGCCGATGAAATCAGTCCTGATAGTATGAGGCTCTGGAAGATTGGTAGTGATGAAAGATTTGATAAGGATCTATTTAGAAACGATGAAGGTGATATTGTACCTGCCTATCGTCAGATTCTTGACCGACTACAACCACTTGCTATTCAATGAAGAAACTGTTTATAGTCAGTATCGGTGATAATGAATGTGTTAGTCATGATGGTTATATTCAAATGGGTGTTTTCGATCATTCGGTAGAGAAGCACCTTAAATTAAATCCCTTGATTGAATGGCAGGTAACATACTGGATGCCTGACCCATTCTGTATTAGATACCCACGACCAAACTATCAACATACTATGAAGAAAAACGAAGGTTCTCCTAGGACTGATAATGCTTCTGATAGTCGTCCTAGAGACTTCCCAGACCAAGCAGAAACTAGATTGAATAGAACATTATGAAACATCATATTCCTGACATCATTACAAAGAACTGCTTTGATTGTTTCAAGAGTTTGAATGCTGCTGAGAGAGCAGTTGTTATGTATGGTGATGAAGCATATCGTGAGTCACTAGACCTTGAGAACGATGACGCTCCCTGTTGGAAGATACCAAGTAAGGAATCCACAACATTTGTTGGTTGGAATCCTATGTGTATCCCAACGATTGATTATATAGTATGGAAGCTAGAACGTCGCGAGAAAATCGCTAAGGGAGAAATTCACTAAATGAACTTTGATCTAACCATGGAGGATTATACTATTATCCTCAATGCACTTCACTATTATAAGAAAGTGGAGAAACGTGGACAGTTTCAACAGTATGATGATGTAAAGATCAACCTTTTAAGAGACAAGTTAGCTTATCAATTAGTTCCATCTTTCAGGAGTAATCCTAATGATGAAAACACAACTACTTAATTTTCAATAATGTTACAGTTTGCTAGGTTTTGTGGGGTTGTATTAAACAACCCATACGGAATAGGATTCCTCTCAACTATTTTAGTATTTGTTCCTATCATAGGAATGTGGGCAGTTCATAAATATGGTTGGGAGCACTGGGAACCTTTTACGAGGAAACACTAATGAATCCAATTGTTTTGATTGGGTGTTTTACACCTCTTGCTATTATCTTTATTGTAATGAAACTTGCTGTGTGGGTATCTGCAGTTAATTCAGAAAACTCTTATGTCGGAAAAGAACCTCTACGAAAACGAGGACCGTTTGTGGCAGATGCATATGCAGACGTTGATGAGAAGGAAGAGGAATATGGAAATCGCACAGACTATAGATAATTCACTCCACCAATACTATGTTGTGGAGCAAGGAAAACCTGTCCCCAATTGGAGATATGTGAAAGATCAAGATTGGTGGATAGAATATTTAAAAGATTTAGGAATTGATCCGAGGAACCCATGAATTTATTAT